TAGTTATTACCAGTATGCTAGGTAACTGATAATATAAAATGATTGCTACATTTAACTGAGGTATAATAGACCTCCTTTCGTTATTGAATTTACCACAGAACTTTCCTAGCAAGTTCTAATTAATACTTATAAAATAGTATGTAGTGATATATTATCTAAAGTGAAAATCAGTCCAATGTGGAGTAATAGATAGAGATTGCAATCGGTATATCATTACATAGTGTTTTATAAATAAAAGAAAAGAGGAAAAGATATGGAGATAAAATGCACAGCTAAAGAATTAAAGGAACTAATTGAAAATAAAGAAGTTACACCAGTTGCCTTATCAACTGGTGTAACTATAAAAAATAGAAAAACTATTTTACATGACTTTCGTAATTTAAAATTATTATCTTATGTACGAGATGATTATAACATATAAAAAAGACGAAGATTGTCATAATATGTCGAAAAATAAAAATAAAAGGAGAGAGTACATATGACTAATCAAGAAAGAATAGAAAAATATAAAAAAGAGTATTGTACAAGATGTAAAAACAAAGAAAAGAATGATTGTGAAATAAGAGTATTTGCAAACTGTGAAACAGTATCTACAAAGTGTGTATATTATGAGCAAGAAAATTAACTATGCAAATTGCATGAAAAGAAAATGTGAACAATGTCGATACTATGATTATTGTTTTAGATATAGACCCAAAAGAAGAAAAAACATTAGAGATAAAACAAAGAAGGTGATTAGATGGCAAATGAAGGAAATTTGAAACCAATTCGAACCAAGAGCGAAGCGAGAGAAAAAGGAAAAAAAGGTGGAAAAAAATCAGGAGAAGTAAGAGCACAAAGAAAAACATTAAGAGAAGAACTGATAGCATTACTAGAAACAAAAATAGAAGATAAAACAATACAAGAAAAGATAAGTTTTTCACTTATTCAAGAAGCAATAAGTGGAAATGTAAAAGCATTTGAGACTATAAGAGATACAATAGGAGAAAAACCAATAGAGCAAATACAAAATATTAATCCACCAGTAATAAATATAGAGAGACCAAAAGATGATTAATCCATACAATATAATAGCAAAACATTTTTGGGATTTGCTTGATGATTGTTTATCAAATAAACATACTCATTACTGGTTAAAACGGTGGAAGAGGAAGCACAAAATCGAGTTTTATTGGTATAACAATTCCTTTAATGATGATGATAGATGCACAAAATGGAACATATTCAAATGCAGTAGCAATGAGAAAAGTTGGAGATACATTAGCAGATAGTGTATATACTCAAATCCTATGGGGAATAGAGCAATTAAGAGTATCAGAATATTGGGAAGCAAAAGTAAGCCCTCTAAGATTGACTTATAAGCCAACAGGACAGCAAATATTGTTTAGAAGTTGTAATAATAAAGATGATTACAGAAAAATTAAATCAACAAAATTTAAAAAAGGTTTTTGCAAATATCTTTGGTTTGAAGAACTAGATGAGTTCTTTGGAATGGAAGAAATAAGAAGTATAATACAATCACTACTTCGCGGTCGGAAATGGCTACGAAGTTTTTTATTCTTACAATCCACCTAAGATGATTGCTAGTTGGGTAAATGCAGAAGTAATAGTTATAAGACCGGATAGATTAGTACATAGTTCTACATATTTAGATGTACCAGTTGAATGGTTAGGAGAACAATTCATAATAGAAGCGGAAGAACTAAAAAAGACAAATGAATTAGCATACAGGAATGAGTATTTAGGAGAGCCAACAGGAACTGGAGGAGCAGTATTTACAAATATAACATTAAGGAAAATAACTGATGAAGAAATATTACACTTTGATAATATAGCAGATGGTATAGATTTTGGATATGCGGTAGACCCAGCTTGTTATGGTCAAAATCATTTAGATAAAACAAGAAGAAAGCTATATATATTTAATGAAATTTACAAAGTAGGCATATCAAATAAAAAATTACATGATGAAATAATAAAAGTAAAAATTGGAAGAAGTGAAATTACGGCAGATAGTGCAGAACCCAAAAGTATTGATGAAATGAATAGTTATGGTGGACTACGAATAGTAGGAGCTAAGAAAGGACCTGATAGCATTGATTTTGGTGTTAGATGGTTACAAAATTTAGTTGAAATAATAATAGACCCAGAGAGATGTCCTAATACTGCAAGAGAATTTAGTACATATGAATACGAAAAAGATAAATATGGTAATTTTAAAAGCAAATATCCAGATGCTAATAACCATAGTATTGATATGACAAGATATAGCAGAGAAAAAGAATATAATTTTAAAAAATTACAATTTGGTTATAACAATATAATGTAAAGGAGAAAAATAATGAGTTTTGTAGAAAAAATACAATATAAAGATGATTTTTTAAGTGAAGAAAATATAAATCAAAACATAAGCATATTATGGGGAAAAGCATTGCCAATATTTATGCATAGAAAATATTTACAGGATAGATTTACAAGGAAATATGATAAAAAAGATGTTGTTGTTGCACTTGAATATTATATAAGTATTATTGCAAGTGGATATTTTGGAGGAAAAGAGCCTCAATTTAAAGTTAAGAACATAAATGAAACTCAAAAAGGAATTTTAAATAGAATATTTAAAAGGATTTTTGGAGAGAAGAATGATCCAGAAGACTATCAAGCTATTATTGATTATATTGCAAAATATAATGACAATGGTAGCTTTTTTTATGACTGTGTACTTGATTATATTACAACTGGAGCATGTTATGGACTGGTGTATGAAAATAAGAGTAACGAAGAAGTATATGCCAATGTTTCAAGCTTGAATACAGTAGCTATATGGAACTATGATGTACCAAGCACAAAAGTAGGATTATTAAGGTGTTGGTACGAAAATACAACAACAGGTGGAATTGAAACACATTTAGAAATAATAACAAAAGACTATAAAAAGCAATTTGTTGATGGAATAGAAAAACAGACTATTACCGAGAGCTCTGAATATAAGTTTGAAGAGGTGGATGGTAGCAATAAACCAGTAAGATGGACTGATTTGCCTTGTTTTGCAGTAGAAAATCCTTATGGAATGTCATTTTTTGAAAATGTTATAACTTTAATAAACAAAAATGAAAAAGTAATAGAAAATAATGCTAATATTTTTGATTATAATGATAATGCAAAATTAAAAGTAACAGGATTTTCTCCAATAAACGATCCTTTAATACCATTAGTAAATGACAAAGGAGAAGAACAAAAAGATAAGAATGGAAATATAATAATGACTAAAAATCCTGCAAGAGTACAAGAAGATGAGGCTGTTTTAAATGCAAAAGTATTTTATACTCCAGATAAAGATGGAGACATAGATTGGATAATAAAGGATATAAATGATACTGCATCAGAAAATCATAAAAAAACATGCTTAGATATGGCACTTATGATTTCTGGAGTGCCAAATGTAACTGATCAAGGTTTTACAAATGCAGACAATGCAGCAGCCTTAGAAAAGAAGTTTTTCCCTTTAGAACAAGTGTTACAACAAGCACATCATTTATTTAGAAAAGAATACTTAAGGATGTGGGAGATGATAACAGCAAGAATAAATCTAAAGAAAGGTAAAAAATATGATTTTAGAGATATAGATGTTATATTAATACGTAATTTACCTACAGATACAGAAAGTCTTACAAATGTTTGGTTAAAGTTAAGAGGATTAGTAAGTGACAAATCAATTATAAGTCATTTACCATTTGGACTTGATGCAGAATCAGAACTTGCTGAAATGGACAAGCAGAATCAAGAAAATATACAGAAAAATCTAGAGCAAATGTCTATGATGGGACAAACAGGGGTAAACCAAGATAACAAAGAAAACAATCAAGATAATAAAGTAACATATTTGACAGAACAACAGAAAGCACAGAAATTAACGGCAGACAATAAGAAAGAACAAGCAAAAGTAGTTAATAAGCAAATTAATAAAGAATAGAGGAGCTTTATATGTGGAAACAACATGATAATTATATGAAACAATTACAACAACTATATAATAAAACATCAAAACAAACACAGAACAGACTTCAGGGAATCTTTGATACATTTAACTTCATAACAGATAATATCTATAATATATCAGATAGTAAGACTAAAAAAAGAATAAATACATATATAGAACAATGGAAAGAACAAGGATTATTAAAAAATAACAACTATTTTACATCATTAGCAAATAATATTTATAGAAGAATAAGAGTAAAGAATAGTGAAATATTAGAATTATTGATTTATAGTGCATATATAGAAGAACAAAGCAAACTTGAAGAACCAGAAAAACAAATAATGTATGAAGATGCAAATTATTATTATCAAGAAGGCATAAAAGAAGTCGATAAAAAGAAAAAGTCATCAGTAATTCCGATGGCTTTATTTCTTGTATTATTAGACCAACCAAATTATAGTGGACTTAATTGGAATCAATACATTGAAGCAACAATGCAATATAATGCACAACAAATATATAAACAAGCAATTTTAAATATACAGCAACAGAAAGACTTAGAAATTGATTCTAGTGAGTTTCAAGTAATAATAAATAGACAAAACAATCAGAAACTTAATATAAATAATGAGAAAATATCAGGTGCAACAGACTTGCAAATGATTGGATTGAATAATCTAGCAAAAGTAGAAGGAATAAGATCAAATGCAAATGATAATGCACAAGTAGAATTTTGGGCAGTAACTAATGAACATAGTACAGAAATGTGTCAATCAATGAATATGATGCGATTTTATATAAATAAAGAAAATAAATTTGATAGGTATTGGGGGAATAGCAAAAAAGATATTAAACTTATGCCAGTTAGGGTAAAAGGTTTAGTACCTGGTATTAATTTACCTCCAATTATGTATTATTGGCATTGGTGCAGGAGTACTATAAGATATGTGTCACCAGTTGAAAAACAAGAAAAAACAGAGTATAATAATGTTGATTATATAAGAAAAAACAATTATACTAATAGCAAAAATCTAGATAGCAATATAAAGAAAGCAATAAAAAGGTTGCCAAGAAAAATTCAAAAAATTATAAATGATACGACCTTTGAAGTATCAAAAAATAATAGTTATTATGATAGAAAAAATAATATAATACATTTATTAAATGATAGTAACGAATATGAAATATTACATGAAATTGGACATGTGATAGAAACAAAACTAGATTTATTACATGATAAAAAATACATAGAAATACAACAAAATGGGTTAAATATTAAAGAAATACATACAGACAATATAAAAGGATATGGAAAGGAAAATGAGTTCTGGTTAGATGGAAATAAATTTATTTCAGAGTATCAAAGAAGAGTGTATGAACAAGATATAGATGGAAATTATAAATTGAATTATTTAGACTTTACATTTAATCCTAAAACTTTAGGAGAATATTTTTCAGAAGGATTTAGATGCTATTTTGAAGAAAATAAGTTATTAAAAAGAAGAGATATAAACTTATACAATTATATTAAGGAGGTCTTAAAATGACAGAAAAACAAATTCAAGATTTGTTAAAAAAAGAATATATTATTGATTTAGACAAAGAATTAATTAAGATATATCCTAATGGATTTGACATTAATAAAATAGATAAAAGGATAAAGGCAAAAATAGAAGAATTGACTAATAAATACGATAGCATACAAAATCCAGTACAAATAAGAAAAAATAAGGAGTAGTAAAACACATGATTATACCAGATGAAATAAAAGAATTAATTCATAAATATATAGAAAAGAATGGAAAAAGACCATTAGGTTTTAATTATGATGAATGGAATAGTTTTGCAGAGTATAAAGAATATTTAGAAAAAGAATTAGAAAAATAGCACTTACTAGAAAGTAGGTGCTTTTATTATGGAAAGAAGGTGGAAAATATGTGGTTATTAGTTTTAATAATAAGCATTAAATTACAAATGCCAACTTGGTATTGGATTATATTTACTATAATTACAATATTAAGACCATTATTTATAGAACCAATAAAATTTGAGTTTTATCAGGGGGTTATGGAGAGCAAAAAGAATAAATAAGTTATTAACATTTTATAATTATAAATTTTTAGACGTAGACGTGCGTTTATTTTTTATGCCTTTTTACTGGTTGAAGGCGCTAAAGAACAACAGAATACAAATTCGCAATGGCTGGGGCTTAGGCAATGGCTGGGGCAAAAGGAGTAAGAAATGGAAGAACAAGATAACAATGTAAATCCAAATAATGCTAATACTGGGGCAGTTACTGAACCAGCGGGAGCAAATAATACAGGAATAAATGATAATCCTGTAACATTTGATGATTTCTTAAAAGGCGGAAAAAATCAAGCAGAATTTGACAAAAGAGTTCAAAAGGCTATAAACACAGCTAAAGCAAACTGGGAAGAAATAATGAATAGTGAAAAAACAGAAGCTGAGAAACTAGCAAAGATGAACAAAGAACAAAAACTTGAATATCAAGCACAAAAGGAAAGAACAGACAAAGAAAAAGCACTTGCAGAATTAAATGCTTACAAACTAAAAGAGCAAGCAACAAAAATCGCAAGTGAAAAAGGATTGGACATATCTTTACTTACTTTCTTTAACTTTGAAACAGTTAAGGCAGAGGAAATCAATTCAAAAATAGAAGAGGTTTCAAATGCGTTCAATAAAGCTGTTGAAAAAGCTGTAAATGAAAGATTAAAAGAAGATACACCAATTGAAAAATCTGGTTTTGATAACACAAAAAACAAATCAATCGCCAGAGCAAGTTATTAAAAAATAGGAGGAATTAAAAATGGGAGAAATTACACAAGAAGCATTAAATATAATGCTACAAGATGGCAAGACAAAGGATAATTTAAAACAAGTACTAAGTGGAGTATTAGAAAATGTTGCATCAAGAGCAATATCAGAACAAATCAAAGCAAAAAATGGTTCAGGAAATCCAGAAGGTGGAGTAATTGAATATAAAAGATTTGTAAATGCAGAGCTAAAAGATAAAGGTACTGCAAGAGCCGCAGGAAAAGGTGATAAAGTAAAAGCTAAACCAGTAAAAGTTGTTATTGATACAGACAAAGAAATTGTTGAAGAATTGCAAGGAAAAGACGTAAAACTTTATGGCATTGATGGTATGGCTGAAAAAAGAAAAGTAAACCATCAATCAGCTATTATAAGATATCTAGATAGAGAATTTTTTGCAAAGGTATTGGAAGGAACAGAAGTTTCTGCAAAAGATAATGTACAAGATACAATTGATACTTTATTACAAAAAGCAAGAACTTTAAGAAACGATTTTATTGATGGAATAGAATCAGACTTATTAGTTATTGTTGTAGATAGTGAATACAGAAAAGGAATGAAGAAAATTCTTGACGAATTACCAAATGGAACAGACCCAAAAGAACAAGCAATAGGTATGTACGATTCTGTTAGAGTTTATGAAGCAACAAGACTACCAGATGGCGTAAAAGCTGTTGTAATGATGGATGGGGCTATTGCTCAACCATTTTATGTATCAGAGTATGGAGCAGAGAAAGTACCATTTGATGATGCTGTAGCATTAGAAGATTTCTTATATAAAGGAACAAAAGCATTAATGGAAGACACTATATTCTATGTAACAGATGCTTCACTTAAAACTTTAAATGTAACATCAGAAGCAGGAACATCAACTGGAAAAACAAAAATAACTGTTACACCAGTTTTAACTTCTGGAAATAGTTATAAATATAAAGCAGCAGCTAATCCAACAATACCAGAATATGATGCTGTTTGCACATCTGGATATACAGCTTGGAATGGAACAGACGAAATAACAGCAACAACAGGGCAAAAAATAGTAATTGTTGAAGTTGATTCAGCGAATAAGGCTAAAAAAGCAGGAATAGCAACAATTACTTCAATGGCTTAAAAATAGGAGGCAATAGAAATGGCAGAAACCAGTAATATAGACAAAATAATAGCTGATTTAGGGGCTAATTATAAAGATGATAAAGAAGTCTTAAATGAAATATTAGAGGAAGTAAGTTCTATTGCCTCTGATATTTCTAATAGACAAAAAGATGACACAAAACTATTTCCATATATAAAGAAAGCAACAAAAGCAATATATCTTTCAAGGGGAGCAGAAGGCTTAACAAGTCGTAATGAAGGTTCTATTTCAACATCATTTGAAGATATTATAGATAAGCTAAGAAATGACATTATAAAATCTGGATTAAGGAGGATTAGATAGTGTTATTACGAGATTTAACAAAAGTATATATATCCGAATATGAAGAAATAGAAGACCACGGAGAATCAGATAAAGTATGGAAATATAAAGGACAGGCTTGGCTAAATATGCAACAAGATGTCAACGAGTTAGATAGAAAGTCTACTGGTGAAGTGGATTATAGTACGTATAAAGGTCGTACGACTAGAAATTATGATATACAAAAAGGTAATGGAATATCATTTGAAGATATCTCAAAATTAGAGAAGTTTATTCCGAAGTATAGAGTACTAGATAAAAATAAAATAGGAAGTACTTATGTATATAGAATGGAGAAGGTACAGTGATAAAATTCAATTGTAATATTAAAGTGAAACATAATTTTAAGAATATAGATACTATAATTCAAAAATTACCCAAAACAGTTCAAATAATAACAGAAGATGTACTAAAAAACATTAGAGGTTATGCAATAAGGTTGGAAAAAGGACATAAGGAAGAGGGCATATTAGTAGAAATGATTGATATGTCTACTAAAGAAGTGAAGCGGTCGTGTTTATGCAGATCCTTATAAATTTATGACTGAAAATGGACAATCTTATTTATGGTTTGAATACTTTGGCACTGGACAATATGCCGAACAAGAACATATAGGGAAAACAAAACACTTTATCGAATCAGGTTATACAGAATGGTATATACCTATAGACAAAGTAGGAAGAACATTAAATTATCCTATTATAACAATAAGTGGAAAACAATTTTATGTGGCAGTTCGGAGCAAAAGCAAATCATTTTATAGGTGATGCAGGATTTAAAAGTAGAAATGAAAATGCAAAAATAGTTAAGAAAAAATTAGATGAAATGTTAAAGGAGATATGTAAATGAAAGACTTAAGTGAATTAGAGTTTAGTGATTTAGTATATGAGAAACTAGAGATATTAAAGTATAAGCAAATATTAACAAATCCAACAACTACAAGTACATTTCCTTGCTTAGAGTTACATACACCTTTAAAATCAGTAAATTTAACAGAGAATGCATTTCCGATTAAATCTACATTCCAGATATCAATAACTTGTTGGAACGAAAAGCAACGCCAAGCAATGAAAATGGCAGATGAAGTTGATAAAAAGCTTCAAGAATTAAATTTTATAAGGACGAATACCAGCCCTGCATTATATGACTCTATATTGCAAAAATACGGTATAACAATAATATTTGAGGTATGTTATAATTCAATAACGACCTCTTTTAATTTTATAAGATAATAGGAGGAAATTAAAATGGACCCAAAAACAAGTACAATGACAAAATTATTTCATGCTGATACATTAGAAGATTTAAAAACAGAAGGAACAAGAAAACAGGTGGCCTTTGTACAAAGTATACCAGAGTTTTTAAAAGCTCCAGAAGGAATAACATATAGTGCTTTAGATATTCCAGATGAAAGACAAGCAGAAGGAAGACAAAAAGCAGAAAATCTAGAAATAGAGATATTATTTAAAGAAGACCAATATGATGAATTAAAAGCATTACAAACTGCTAAAACAAATGGATATTGGGCAATTCAATTACCAGAGGATACTGCTGCACAACAAGGAAAACCATTAACATGGTATTTTACAGGTACATGTTATATTGGAATGAGTGAAATCGCTATAGATGATATGCTAAAATCAAAATTAACAATCTATAGAAGTTCAGAAATAAAAGAAAGTAAAGGATTTCCCACAGAATAGTTCTACATTAAGTGCTAGGAGTAGAACAAGAAAAGTAACTAGCACAATAAAAGAAAATACAGAGGAGGCTTAAAGTCTTCTCTCTTTTGCAAAGGAGAGAAAAAGATGATTATAGAAACAAAAAATAAAACAATAAATTTAGTACTAAAAACAAGAAAAATAGTAGACATAGCTAATCTACTAAAAAATAAGAACTTTGAGGAGGCTTTTACAAAATCATATGCAATATGTGATAGAGAAGCATTGTCAAAAATAATATTCAAATTAGCAGAGAATGAAGATGGCAAAAGTGTATTTACAACATCAGATGAAGTATATGACTTTATTGATGATTGTAGATTAGAAGGAATAACTGCAAATGATTTATATGAAAAGATTGCAGAGGCATTGAATGAAGAGGGTTTTTTCAAAAAGAAAATGAGCAAGAAAGAATTAAAAGAAATGACATCAAATCCTTTATTAACGATGAATATGAACGAATTAGTTCAAAAATCAGCAGAAAGTGCAATGAGCAAAATAGCAGAGAAACAATTTCAAGAACAAGGATTTCAAGGCTACGAGGCTTAAATGAAATAGTAGAAAAAATAAAAAATGCTAATAATTTAATTGAATTAATTTATTCAATAGAACCTCTAGCTTATTACTTTGATATGAAACCATATGAGTTTTGGAATAGTAGATATTTAGAAATAAATGTGTACTGTCAATCTCATTTAATAAAAATAATAGATGATTTAAAACGTGAAATTAACTTACAAGAAGCGGTAACAAATAAACTTATAAGAGCGGATAGTATGAGTAAGAATCCAAAAATAATACTGATTAGAGATAACTACAAAGAGTTATTTAATGAGGAAGAACAGCAAATACAGTCTCCAGAGGAAATTATAAGAAGAATGAGAGGAATAATGAAATCAGAAAAAAATTAAAAAAATATTCTTTTCGACAGCATTCGACAAAAAAGTATAACTAAAAGTGATATAATTTTCTTATAATAAAATAAAAGGAGGGACTCTTATGGAAGAAAAAAAGAAAAGTGGTTTTGCAACAGCAGGTTTGGTGTTAGGAATTATAGGGATATGTACATCGTTTATTCCAATTGTAAACAATTTATCATTTGTATTAGGAGCAATAGGTGTAATATTTGCAATAATTTCATTAGTTAAAAAAGCAAGCAAAGGACAAGCTATAGCAGGAGTAATTTTATGTGTTTTAGCAATAGTAATAACTATTAACTCTCAAAAGGCTTTATCAGATAGCTTAAATGAAGTTAGTGCTGATTTAAATAAGGCAACAGGTGCAAGTACAGAAGAAATTTTGGCAAATGATGCAAATGTTGAATTAGGTAAATTTGAAGTAGCAAAAGATAGTTATGGAATAACAGATAGTAAACTTACAGTAAAAGTTACAAATAAAACTAGCGAAAAAAAATCATTTAATTTTCACATAGAAGCGGTAGATGCAACTGGTGCAAGAATAAATGAAGACTATGTGTATGCTAATGATTTAGCATCTGGACAAAGCCAAAATTTTGAGATTTTTACTTTAGTAACATCAGACAAAATAAATGAAATGAAAAATGCTACTTTTAAAATTATAGAAGCATCTATGTATTAATAATTAAATATAAGAAAGAACACTTACTTTATATAGTAGGTGTTTTTATTTTGCTTAAAATTAAAATGGAAGGAGGAATAACAATGACAGTAGAAGAGATAGAAATTGTAGTAACTGCAAAAGTAGAAGAAGCATTAAAAGAATTTGAAAAAATGTTACCTGCAATAAAAGAAAAAATGAAACAAGTTCAAGAGGCTTTTTCAAAAGTAGACACAAAGACAATGACAAGCAAATTACATCAAGCAGTTAATTTTATGAAAAAGAAAATGCAGGACTTAAAAAAGAGTTCTGAAAATAATGAAATAGCAATTAAAGTTAATAACAAAGATGCACAAAAACAAATATCTCAGATACAAAAGCAAATTGACAGTTTACAAGAAAAAATAAATGCCCGAAAAATAAAATTAGATATAATAACACCTAAGTTAGATAAAATAGCCAATGAACCAATGAATAAAGTAAATCCTGAAAGGCTAGAAAACAATAAACAATATATTAATTTGAGCGATAAAGAAGAAGTATTAGTAAAAGAAATACAATATTATAATAAGCAACTTAGCGAAGCAAAGAGCAAAACGTCACAATTAAGGCAACAAATATCTCAGACAGCAACTACTCAAAACAAATTGAGTAGTTTTTTTGAAGTATTTAAGCAAAAAATAGAACAAGTTAGACCTAGTATGTCTAGTATAAAAAATAGTTTTAAAGGACTACCAAAAATAACTCAAAATATTACAAATAATATAAAAGGAATGGGGACAGGATTAAGGCAAGGAATAGGAAACGTTATGAAATATGCTATGGCATTATTCTCATTAAGAAGCATTTATTCTGTTTTAAGTGGTTGTGCAAATACATGGTTATCAAGTCAAAATGCAGGAGCTAAACAGTTAAGTGCAAACATTGAATATATGAAAAACTCCCTAGGAAGTGCATTAGCACCAGCTATAACTTATATTACAAACCTAGTATATAATATGATGAAAGCAATCCAATCAGTTATATATGCATTGTTTAGAGTGAATATATTTACAAAAGCAAGTGCAAGTTCATATGCAAGTATGGCTGGAAGTGCAAAAAAGGCAAAAGAAGAATCAAAACAATTAGCAGGAGTTCACGATGAAATAAATAATATACAATCGAATGATAACTCTGATAGCGGAAACGGAGGAACAATAGCTCCAAGTTTTGATTTATCTGGAATAGATAATACACCTAATTCAATACTAGATGCCATAAAAAATGGAGATTGGTATAAAGTTGGAGCAACAATTGGAGAAAAATTAAATGATGCAATGAATAGCATACCTTGGGATAAAATACAAAATACAGCAAAAAAAATTGGAACTAATATTGCACAATTTTTAAATGGTTTCATAGCAACAACAGACTGGAAACAAGTCGGAAATACTATAGCGCAAGGAATAAATACTGCAATCTATCTTGTTCAATCATTTGTTCATACATTTAATTGGTCAGGTTTAGGTAGTGCTGTTGCTAATGCAATCAATGGATTTTTTAAAAATACAAATTGGGGAGCATTAGGAGATACAATAAGTACAGGTATTAAGGGAGCTTTAAATGGTATTACAACATTTTTTAAGGATTTTGATTGGAGTTTTATTGTTCAAGGATTAATTGATTTTTGTAAAAACATAGATTGGAATGGAATTGTAGACGCAATGTTTGAAATGTTGGGAAGTGCTTTTGCAAGCTTTGTTAATTTAGGAATGATTTTAGGAGAAAAAATAAATGAAGCTATAGATGAAGCAGGAAATTTTTTCAGTGAAAAAATAAAAGAATGTGGAGGAAATGTTGTTGAGGGGATTTTCAAGGGAATAATTGAAGCTCTTGGAAATTTAGGACAATGGATTATAGATCATATTTTTACACCTTTTATAGAAGGATTTAAAAATGTGTTTGGAATACATTCACCATCTACAGTCATGGCAGAATTAGGAACATATATAATTCAAGGACTACTTGATGGAATATCTAGCCTAGTAGATAGTATAAAGCGAATTTGGGAAAATATAAAACAGACAGCAATTAGTATATTTAATAGCGTGAAAGATAATATTTCAAATATTTTTAACAATATAAAAAATATAGCATCAAACATATGGAACAGTATTACATCCAATATAAGAAATGCAATAAGTAATATAAAAAATGGAATAGTACAAAATTTTCAAAATGCATATAATTCAATTCAAAATATTTTTTCAAATATAGGAAGCTTCTTTAGTGGAGTATGGAGCAGAATAAGAAATACGTTCTCAAGCCTAGGTACAAGTATAGGAAATGCAATATCTGGAGCTGTTAAATCAGGTATTAATGGCGTTATATCTTTAATTGAAAGAACTATAAATAGTGCGATTAGATTAATTAATGGAGGAATTAGGCTTATTAATCTAATTCCAGGAGTTTATGTTGGAAGCATAAACACATTGAGTTTACCAAGACTTGCTAAAGGTGGAGTTCTAACAGAGGCAACAACAGTATTAGCCGGTGAATATTCAGGAGCAAAGACAAACCCAGAAATTGTTACACCGCAAAATATAATGAGGGATACATTTGAAGATGTATTATCTAATTATAGTGGAAGTAACAATGATAGACCAATATATTTAACAGTAAACGTAGGAAATCAAAAACTAGGACAAATCTTATTAGAAGACTTAAGGGACAGAACAAGAAGAACAGGAAAAGACATAGAAGCATTAGTAGGAGGATAAAATATGTTATGGAAAGTAGATGGTGTAATTCAAAAAACACCAAGTACATATAAGGATAATATAGAGGATACAGATAATGATAGTTATACATCAAAAGTAACAGGAGCATTAATAGATAACCCAATTGCAGTAGGAATGTTAAAGCTTGAAATGACATGGGATTACTTAACAGAGGAAGAAGCAGAACAATTATTACAACTAACATATAGAAATCCTCTAATAGTAACAGTAAAATGTCCATCAGTAAAAGGTGGAATGTTAGAAAATGCAAAATTTAGAGTAAGTAAAAGAACAAGTGAAATGCACAAAACAGGTAATGACGAAGACACTTCCAAATCAAAATGGAAAGTGTCTTTTAATCTAATGCAAAAAGAATTAACAGCACAGCAAAAACAGACAGTATCAAATGCATAGGAGGGCTTGAAATGTATAATACAAGTCAAAAATGGAAAGAAAACATATATAAAAATGTACAAAGCATATTAAATATTTATATAGATGACGTATTAATTAATCCAGATTATGTTTTGGACTTTAAAGTAGGGCAAACACTATTTGAAGAAAACTTGGAATTAGGAAGTACAACTAGTAAATATATAGAATTTAAAATATATAAAGAAAAAATGCCTCAAAATATGAAAAAGGTAAAAGTAGATTATGGAATATTAATAAACAATAGTTTAACAGTAAAGCAAGTTAATTCAATGTTATTAGGAAAGCTAAAAGGAATAAAAGTAAAAAGTTTAACTAAAAACAATGGAGAATATGAAATAATACCAATAGGAATATTTAATATAGATGAGTATAAAGAAAATGACGATAATACATTAACTATAAAATGTATTGATAATATGTCAAAATTTGAGTTTAATTACGATGGAAGTAGTTTAACATATCCAGCAACTTTATTAGAGGTATTAAAAGGAATATGCTTAAAAGCAGGAGTAGAATTGGGTTCTACTTCTTTTTTGAATTGCGATGAAAAAATATCAGTATATGATAATACAGTAAGTGCTAGGGAATATATAGGATATATTGCAGAAAGTGCCGGAGGATTTGCTTTTATAGGTAGAGATGGAAAATTGTATATAAGAAAAATATATCAGGATGAGCAAGAAATACCACTAGAACTATTTGGAAACTATAAATGGGGAGAGGAATTTCAAATATCTAAGCTATCATATGAAGATGGTGTTAGAAGCTATAAATATGGAGATACAACTAGAAATAATCTATGGATAAATCAAGAAAATATGTTTATTACAACAGCAAATCAAATTCAAAATATTTACAACCAGGTAAAAGATTTAACAGCGAATAGTTTTGAGGGAAAAACGATAATAGATCCAGCACTAGATGTAGGAGATAAAATTATTATTGATGGAAAGCCAGTAATATATCAAGGAGAATTAGATTATCAAACAAGATTTATAGCTGATATAAAAAGTACAATAAGTACAAAACAAAAGCAAGAAACTACAACTAAAAAAGAAAGTCAAAAAGTTTTGAATAGAAGGGTACAAAGCGAAATAAATCAAATTGATGGAAAAATAACACAATTAGTTCAAGAAACAACAGAACATGAAGAAAAACTAACAGAGCATAAACAAACATTAGATAGTATAACAGATAAAGTATCAAGTATAGCAGACTTAACTAGAAGCATAGAAGGAATAACAACAATATCATTAGATAACTGTATAAAAGGAAATTTATTGGAATTACACATAAAAGGAAATAATACGGTATTTGAATCTTTAAAATTAAGTGATGATTTGTATTTGAGTGATGACTTATATCTAAAGGGAGATAGCTTAATAGTAGTAAAGGATCAGAATGGTAAGAGCAAAGAATATGAGCTGAATGTAAAAGAACCATTAAGGCAAAATGGAACAGTATATGATGAGTATGTGTTAAAAGAAGGAAAAGCACAAGTTATTAGAAGAATAAATGAAGATGGAACAATAAAAGGTAAAGCAGTTACAGAAAATTTAGGAACAATTGAAATATTACTTGAAGAAGGAACTAATACTTTGTCAATAAAAAATTATAATGCAGAGCTATCAGCAAAATGGGCAATAAAAAGTGATTTAGCAAATACATTTGCAACTAAAGTCGAAATGAATACAAATATTTCTCAGACATCATCACAAATAATGTCGGAAGTTAATAAAAAAGTAGATAGTACAGAGCTTGGAACTAAAATAATACAAGATTACGAAAGTGTTCAAATTGCATGGAATAAAATATCGGACTTTATAAAAATGATGGTATTTAACAATAATGCGAGTTTATGTATTGTTGATAATAGTAATAATGTTATAGCAAGTTTTGATAAAGAAGGAGAACATTTTTATAAAAGTGGTGAAAAGATTCCGTTTGGTGAAATGGGAGTACAAACAGTAGATGATAAACAATACATAGCTTTTTCAGTAGAAGGAGAGTACAACAAAGATATAGATAATGGAATGGCATGGGGAATAAAAACAAAATCAGACGGAAAATTCTATCCGGTTTTTTATATAAAAGATTTCAGTATGGGAGCAAAAAATTCAGATGCTTGTAGAGGAAGTTTAGTTTTAACTGCTTGTGATATTTTACTTGATGGAATAGGAACAGGAATTACAACAGGAGGAGTTCGAATAGAAGGAGATCCAGCTGGTGGGGCATTATATTTTTATGATATTAACAATAATAACATGATGATGGGGATTTTTCCAGAGCAGAGTGCAAGATATGAAACAATTAATATACTTGATAAAATAAGTTTTTTTAAGAATAAAGCTGGAAGTAATAGTTTTAGAGTAGGAAATGATGATAAAAAATATTGTTTATTTACTGATGAAGGATCAATTCATTGCTCTGGTATTAATATATCAGATGGGTCTAACATGGTAAAAATTAATCCTAATGGAGAAGTAGTAGGAAATGAATTATATTTTTATGGTTTACCAAGTTATCAAGGAAATAAGTTAGTATATGGACAGGAAGGTCATGATTATTTTTTAAGATGGTCAGGAAGTAAATTAGAATTTTGGGTAGATGTAACAAATGTAGGAACTTTATCAGACAAAAGGTTAAAAAGAGAAATACAAAATATAGATGACGATTTAATAAAAGCAGTTGAAGAAATCGAAATGAAACAATTTAAAGTGGATAATAGAAACGGATTGATAACATTTGGTATTTTAGCACAAGATTTAATAGAAATATTTAGAAAATATAATAAGAATCCGTTTGATTATGAAATAGTATATGAAGTTCAATACAAAAAAGATGATGATACTGTTTATTACTCAATTGACTATGAACAATTTTTGATATTAAAACAAAAGGCAACTGATATTAAGTTACAAAAACAACAAAAATTAATAGAAAAACTTCAAAATAAAATTGAGGAAATGGAGGAGAAAATAAATGGACAAGATTGATTTTCAAAATGGAACAACAAAGTTAAATAAAGCAATGTTTGATACATTTCAAAATAATATAGCAAAAGAAATAGATGTAAATTCAACAACAAATTCATTAGGAACAACATTCTATAAAATAGGTCGTTTAGTTGTAATGAATATGGCATATACAGTAAGTATTTCAAATTTAGCAAATAATAAAGCCTATGCATTAACTACATTAGAAGAAAAATATAGACCAGGTAAGTTAGTAGTAGGACATGCTGTAATAAAAAATGCTTCATATAATTTTATACCTAGTTCATATATGCAAATTAGAACGACAGGAGAGGTTGAAATATATCAAAATTCTGGTAGTACTCAAAATGTGGCACAAATATTAGCAACTCTTGTATATGTTGCAGCAAGCTAGAAAGGAGGAGAATATGTCAACAGAAACAGAAAAATTAAAATTGTTCAAATGGGATACATCAAATGAAATAGATTTAGAAAGTGATTTTGATATTGAAAAAACACTTAATGAAAATTGGGATAAAATAGATGACAATACAGCAGAAGTCTCAAAGAAAAACATAGAACAAGATAATAGTATATCAGAGTTACAAGAAGAGATAGAAAACTTAAGAAACATAAGCAATATAATGCCGTCTGTAAACAGTCAAGGAGAAAATATAACATTAAATAATACAGCAAAAGATGTGAGATTTAGAAAGTTTGGAATTGGTGGAAATGTAAAGCAGGAAACAAGAAGTGGAAAAAATTTATTAGAGTTAATGGAAGGTACATATTCAAATAATGGTATAACAGCAGTTGTAAAAAGCGGAGTTATTACTTTAAATGGTACAGCAACAGATATATCGTTTGTTAGTGTAAATTTATTAAAAAGCCTTAATCTAATAACAGGAAAAACTTATCATTTAAGTATTTTCAATTCAAAAGCGGTTGGAGATAGTTCAAATATTTGTGCTTTAAGACTAAATCAAGATGGAACTAAACAAGTATCATTTGACAAAGTAAATTCAAATTTAGCAATTGACGGTAACTTTTTGTTCTCATATATAACAGTAAGAACACCAGCCGGAATAACTTATAATAATTTTGAAATTAAACCACAATTTGAAACAGAAAATGGTACAGACACATGGGAACAAGGTGGAGCAATGCCATCAACTGATTATCCTAGCGAAATAAAGACAGTAGGAAGTAATATAAATATATTTGATATTACAAAGTATGATTATAGAAACTTTAATGAAG